CCACTGTTTTGTCGTGTCCAACTAGGATTCATACCATTCATTTCAAGGATGTCATCTCTAATATTTTGATTACGCTTTTCAATGTTAATGATCCGTACAAAACTGTTAGTAACGGCAGCAGTATAGTAAGCGAAAGGGTTATTAGACTTGCTTTCATCGAACTGAAGGCCAATTTGAGTAAGCTGTAAGATCGCTTGTCCTCGCATTTCATCGTTGTAGGTATATCCTCTGACATTACCTCTGGTAGCGTAACGCTCGCAGAGTTTGATAAACATCCTAGCAAGATTATCAGTCATGCGTCCGTGTTCTTTGCTAAAGTGTCCGTTTTCCATACCACCGATCCAGTGGCTTTTGCCTACGCAGATTAGGTTATCATTGTCATCAAACTTCCAATGTTGGAATGGAGGAAAGTTGATTTTTTCGTGACTGTCTGCGGTATTTTTAACAGTCTTTTTCCGACCAGGTGCCAATGGAATATGTTCCCACGACACGATCCTAAAAACAACATCGGTCTTTAGTATCTTTTTATAATCGATTTCAAAGTTTTTAGCAGAAGCTTTTTTATCTGTTAGAGCTGCTTTTTCATATGCTTGTTTGGATAGACGTGCTGCCCTTACTCGTTTAGCTTCGGCAATAGTACGAATATTGATTTTTTCCAAGCTGGGCAGTATTAAATCATAGTCCGAAAATTCAGGTGCTACATATGAACAGTATGTATTTTTGCTTCGGTGTATTTCTTTGAGTAGGTCCTTGTTAGTTAAGTATTTTATTTTAGTTGTGGTCATTCAATGGTCCTCAGAATTACTTATATAATAGCACATTTTTAAGGAAATAAATAGAGTAAAGGATACCAAAAGACATGGCTTTACCTACAACAACGCAATCGACAGCAGGAACCACAACTAAACCGACGATCTATGCGGCTACAGATAAAGGTTATACTGGCTTCTTGACTGGTTACAGTGCTCCTAAGGAGTATTTGTACTCTAGCAATATAAACTATGCTAATCAGCTAGGTGGCCTGGCTGGCAGTTCACTTAATGGTGGTGGCAGCGGCAGCGGCGGTGGCGGCGGACTAAGATTGCCTAGTCTGAATCTAACTGGTCTAGACAAAGCTCTCGGAGTACTAGGAGCTGCGGCAGCATTGATGCAGCTACCTCAAGCTATCGGTAACGCGGTAACAGGTCTAGCACAGACCGCAGCAGGTATTGCCAAAGCAGGTTTTGATTTGGTAGAATCTATCAGAAATATAAGATTCAGCTTGCCAGATTTTTCTAACATATTCGATGGGGCTACTACAGCATTTTCTACGATAGCAAGTCCTGCCAATCCTAACGATTGGCGTGTGAGATTGAATACTAATTTTGCCTTATTAGGCAATGGTGCCACACCTGACATATTAGAGCCGTTGAAAAAAACCAATGGTATGATTTTTCCTTTTACACCGTCTGTTATGGTCACACATAAAGCAAACTATAACACGACAGAGCCGATGCATAATAACTTTGCTGTACAATCTTATAAAAACAGCAACGTAGAAGATATAACAATCACTGGAGATTTCGCAGTACAAAATGATGACGATGCCAAATATTTTGTAGCAGTGGTAGCATTTTTAAGAGGTGCTACTAAGATGTTTTATGGAAAAAGTACACCAGCTGGAAATCCACCTATTGTTTGTACTTTATCCGGATACGGTACATATTTCTTTAACAATGTTCCTGTAGTGATTAAAAGTTTTAGTACAGAAATGCCTAAAGATGCCAACTATAAAAAGATTGTCGTGGGAGGAACCCCACATTGGGTACCAATGACTAATTCGATTACTGTTATAGTATCGCCTGTTTATAACAGAGCTCAACTGCGAGAATTTTCTATAGCAGATTATGTTAGCGGAACCGCTCAAGGAATTCTATAATGACTGCTACCTACACTAGAACTTCACCTTGGTATACGACCAAGATAGTAAACAATTATCTTGATACATTGACTATCAGGCAGATACCGGCAGCTGATTCGGATGTTAAGTATTCTATCGGTAGTCAATATGATCATAGACCGGATCTACTAGCTTATGATCTATATGGTGACGCTGCTTTATGGTGGGTGTTTGCTCAGAGAAATATGGATGTCCTAAAAGATCCTGTTTACGATTTTGAAACTGGAACAGTGATTTCTATACCAAAAAAAACTGACCTGTTAAGATATTTAGGATTATAATATGGCAGAAGGCTCAACTCTACCTCAGACATTTGTTTCGTCTTCTAATGTAGTACGAGTTACAGCGACGTCTAACGCAGCGACAGTTGCTGTCACGCCTAGCAGTTCTACAAACCCCGATAGTCTGTTTCCTAATCTAATACCTAATCCTTTAAAAAAATATGCCAGTTATACATATCTGTTCAGCATAGCTTGTTTAACTCCTGCTCAATTAAACGATCCTACAAGTTATAGAAAAGAGGGCGGATCGTTAACTTATATCATGTTGTCAGAAGGTGGTAGAGACAACAACAAGAGAGTAGGAAACTATTATGGCAAAACAGAATTCTTCATTAACAATGTTGAATTTATGCAGATAACAAATTCTAGCGGTATCGAACCTGTAGCTAATTTTAAATTTGACATTTATGAACCTTATAGTATGGGTTTGTTTTTACAAACTTTACAGGTAGCATCGTTAAAAGCAGGATGGGGAAATTATACTACAGATGCTAGATATGTTTTAAAACTAGAATATGTTGGCTGGACAGCGGAAGGAAACAGTGCTAAGATACCAGCAGCTACTAGATATTTGCCGTTTAGTTTTACGGAAATAAGTTTTACATATACAGATAGCGGTACAATCTATAAAGTCAAAGGAATGCCGGCCGGCCAAGAAGCTTTTAATAATGTAAACAATTCATTAAAAAATACAGTAGCACCTTTTGGTAAAACTGTAGAAGAAGCATTAGGGGGTGAGGATCCTATCGAAGGTTCTCTTTCAAAATTACTAGATGACATTTTTATAGAATTAAAAGAAAAAGGAGTTATAGGCCAGACAGATAATTTTGTTATAAAATGTGTAGATGGTGAATTTAATGATGGAAATCATGAAAGTCTTCCGCGTTGGGCTGCGATGGCCGATTCTGCTTTTGCTTTTTCAGAAAATACAGGCAGCAGACCATTTGCCAGTGACGCAACGAGAGTAAGTCAACAAGATAGAGATGCTGCTAGTTCTAGAGACGCAGTAAATTCTGGAGACAAGAAACAAAAAAGTTTTACATTTACAGTAGGTACTGCTGATGAAAGCTCAGGTTTAAGAACCATCACAGCCTGTGTGAGAGAGATAGTATTAAACAGCGAGTTTTGTGCTAAAGCCTTTGAAAAAGTAGAAAATGGTTTCATCAATTGGTTCACTATTAGAGCTGTTGTGAAACCAAAACCTGAATTAGGTCCGGATGCTAAACGTGGCGGACAATTAGGTAAGACCTTTTATTATTATGTCATGCCTTATAGAGTAAATGCTGCTATGGTAAAAAATCCTGCTGTACCAGCCGAAGGATTAGATCCGACTCTAGTAAGAAAGAAATACGATTTTCTCTATACAGGACAAAACGATGATATCATCAGTTGGAATATAACTCTAGATAACACCTATTACCAAACTATATTCACAGGGGTTCCAGAATATGCTTCTGGATCAAACCCATCCGCAGCTAACGCATCTACACCTGTTACTGTTATAAGACAAGATAGTTCAGGAGTCAGTGGAGCAGTGACAACAAGTGCTACTAGCTCAGCACCAGCAAATTTAGATCCTTCGGCAGTGCCGGCACCAAATTCAGGCGCAGCAGCCGATAGTCCTGAAGTATTAGTAGCAAGACAGATGCAGAAAAATTTAATAGACACTTATGATCAACTGACTGCTGATCTCGAAATATATGGAGATCCGTATTATTTTAGTGATGAAGGATACGGTGGTTATTTTCCTGCGAAACAAGGAGACGGCATCAATTCAGATGGAGCAGCAGCTTATAATTCTCAAGAAGTTAGGATTTATATAAGATTTAAAACACCAAACGATGCTCCTCGTAGAGGACAAGCGACTTATCCTTTCCCCAACAGCGGAGCATCGGATAGTCCTTTCAGCGGATTTTTTAGAATAACAAAGAGTTATGCTATTTTCAAAGACGGTATGTATACAAACAAATTAAGATTAATGAGAGATAAAGGCCAAGTTAGCGATGCTATTAATGCTACAAGAACAGATGCTTCTTTAGCACCGGGTGCCGGTCTACCTAAGAAACAGGGAGAAGATCCGCAAGGTGATACAGTACCAGAAGGTCCAACAGCAAGTGGAGGCAATTAATAATGCCAAGAGTCTATCAGACCAATCCTAACGTAGCCACAGCAGGCAAACTTTCTGGCCCTAGGTTAGCAAAAGTAGTAGGTCATGCTGATACTACATTTATGGGAGGACTACTAGTCAGCCTCATAGGACAAAACAGTTCTAGTTATGGTAAGACTGGGCAAAATATTATCGTAAAATATTGTCCACCTTTCTTTGGCGCAACTAATGTGGGCTTCACTGGCAGTAATTCTGGAAACGCAGCAGCTTTCCAAGATACACAAAAAAGTTATGGAATGAGCTTTGTCCCGCCAGATGTTGGAGTCACTGTTCTCTGTATATTTGTTGAAGAAACAGGAGAAGGTTATTGGTTAGGATGTGTACCTGATACATATGTCAATCATATGGTCCCGGGTATCGCAGCTTCTTCGGCAACTGATATGAGTCCTGAAGATAAAGCCAAATATGGTTCTGGACTAGCGTTGCCTACAGGCGAAATGAACAGATCGACAAACAAAGATAGAACTAGCACAGATGTAGATAAAGTAGCTAAACCAGTACATCCGATGGCAGGTGTTTTTCTAAACCAAGGTTTAATCAAAGATTATTTCCGCGGTCCTACTACATCTACTATGCGTAGAAGTGCGCCATCTAATGTTTATGGGATATCTACACCGGGTCCTTTAGATAAAAGATCTGGAGCTAAAAAAGCTAGAATAGGTGAAAGCGAAGATATTTCTCAGCCAACATATGTGAGTAGAGTTGGAGGATTTCAGTTCGTCATGGATGACGGCGACGAACGATATGTTAGAAAGAAACCAGCAGGCGAAGGCCCGCCGGAGTATGTTCCTGCTAATGAAGGCGGAGATGTTAGGATTCCTATCAGCGAATACTTCCGTGTGCGTACTAGGACAGGACACCAGATACTGTTACACAATTCCGAAGACTTGATCTACATTGGTCACGGATCGGGCACATCGTGGATAGAAATGAGCAGCAATGGTAAGATAGATATCTATGCCGGAGATAGTGTCAGCATTCATTCTGAAAACGATTTTAATTTCTGTGCGGATAGAGATATCAATATTGAAGCAGGACGCAATATCAATATCAAAGCTGCCGAAAAAATGCAAACAGAAACAGGTAAAGAAAACACATTAATAGTGGGCACAGACAACAAGATCTATATCAAAGGAAATAGTGAAACTACAGTAGACGGTGCTAGTAAATTTGGATATAAAGATTATGAAATAAACGCATCTGGTGCTATGAAACTGAATGCCAAGGGTGTCAATATGACCAGTAGCGATAATATGTTTTTGACCACTAGCGGAGGTAATCTCAACCTATTGACCACAGGCAATCATATTGAAACAGCTGACAAGATCTACATGAATTCTATTCCTGCTATTCCTGCTACACCGGCAGGCTCTATAGAATCGAAGCCCGAAACATTGCCTACTTTTGATAATCCTTCTACTAACCCAAGGCAGGATTTTAAAGCTACACAATATCAAAACGTAGAGCCGAAGAAAAGTATCATGCGCAGGATACCGATGCATGAACCCTGGGGCGGCCACGAAAACGTCGATCCTACTAAAGCAACACCGGAAAAGACCGATAGAGAACAAAAAGATACAGGAACTCAAACAGCATGACAGTCAGAATATACAACGTAACACAGGTAGCCACTGCTCAGGCACAGGCTGGCAATCTAGATCAAGATATTTTTGCCTACAAGGGCTTTAATTCGTATAGTGTAGCCACTGGCTGGAAACAGCACGATATGGACTTGGTTAAACAGGATCTGCTCAATCATTTCAATATTAGGAAAGGCGAAAAACTGATGAATCCGGATTTTGGAACTATTATCTGGAACATGATCTACGAACCTTTGACAGGTGTGAATATACAAGCTATCAGCGACGATGTGACAGAGATAGTCAACAGAGATCCCAGAGTTAATGTACAGAATGTGACTGTAGATACTACACAATATGGTATACGAGTCATGGTTGATCTCTTTTATGTTGAATTTAACCTATCGGAAAAAATAGCTATTGATTTTGATAATAGGAAAGAAAGTAAAACTACTGCTCAATGATAATATGCGCAGTTTTTAAAACCAAATAAATATAAGATAGGATGCTAATTCATGACAACCACAGCTAGACAAAATAATTTAATATTGGCAGAAGATTGGAAGAGGATTTACCAAACTTTCAAAAATGCTGATTTTACCAGTTACGATTTTGAAAATCTCAGAAGGGTAATGACCGCTTATCTGAGAGAAAACTATGCTGAAGATTTTAACGATTATATTGAGTCTAGCGAATATGTCGCCTTAATTGATCTTATCGCCTTCTTGGGACAAAATCTTGCGTTCCGTATTGATTTAGCATCTAGAGAAAATTTCATAGAATTAGCCAGCAGAAAAGACAGCGTGTTAAGGTTGGCACGTATGTTATCTTATAATGCCAAGAGAAATAAAGCTGCCCAGGGGCTACTAAAATTTGACACGGTTTCTACTACAGAAACACTTACAGATGCCAACGGTATCAATCTTGCTAAACAGACCGTGATATGGAATGATCCTACAAATACCAATTGGTATCAACAGTTTATCGCTGTTTTAAATGCTGCTATGCCGTCTACTACTGAATTTGGCAAGAGTCAAGGCACTGCTTCTATCGACGGTATCACTACCGATCAGTACAGATTTAATGCTTCAAATACCGGGGTTCCTATCTATACTTTTAGTAAGGTAGCAGGCGGCCGTTCTATGAATTTTGAATTGGTTAGTACTAGCATAATCGGAAAAGATTATATCTATGAAGAAGATCCTATTCCGGGCAATAAGTTAGGTTTTGTCTACAGACAAGACGGAAAAGGTAATGCTAGCAGCAATACTGGATTTTTCTTACTGTTCAAGCAAGGTAGCATGACTACGGCTGATTTTACGATCACACAGCCGACAGTTAACGAAATAATCAATATCACTACCAATGGTATTAACAATGATGACCTTTGGCTATATGCTGTCGATGCCGCAGGAAATCAAGGAGAAAAATGGACACAGGTTTCTTCTTTGACAGGCAACAATATTGTTTATAATAGTGTTAGCAACGGCGTCAAGAATATCTATTCTGCTATTACAAAAAATAATGATCAGGTAGATCTTTTATTTGCTGACGGTGTGTATGGCAATTTGCCTAGAGGTTCTTTTAAGATTTATTATAGAGTCAGCAATGGTTTAAGATATATTATTTCTCCTAACGAATTACGAGGAGTAACTTTATCAATTCCTTATACTAGTTCTAGAGGTACTGCTGAAACCTTGACAGTGACCTGTAGCCTCTATTACAGCGTGGATAACAGCGCCGCATCTGAAGACATGGACACTATCCGTGCTAATGCTCCTGCTGTCTATTATACACAGAATAGAATGATCACAGGAGAAGATTATAATCTAGCTCCGCTATCTAGCAGCCAAGATATTCTCAAGGTAAAATCGATCAACAGAAGTAGCAGCGGTATAAGCAGGAATTTTGATATCATTGATGCTAGCGGAAAGTACAGTGGTGTAAATGTATTTGCCGACGACGGAATCATCTATCGATATGACAACGAAAGAACTTTTAGTTTTACACTTTCTAATAAAACTATTTTGTTGAATTATATCAAGGATGTCATAGAACCAGCAGTAGCTGATTTTCAAACTTATAATTTTTATCTTACTAACTTTGATAAAATTTTCCTTTCAGACGTTAACGTTAAATGGTTACAGAGCACAGCAGATACTGGATCAAGTACGGGTTATTTTGGCAACGCATTTGACAGTTTTCCTATACGTGTAGGATCTTATACTACCAGTAACTTAAAATATCTAACAGTAAATGCTCTAATTAAATTTGTACCACCTAGCAGCACGAAAGCATTTTACAAAGGCAAAGTCGTTGATTATGATCCCATGAATACTGATCATAAGACATATATCTGGGCCAAAGTTGTACAGGTTGTAGGTGATGGCACAAACGCAGGTAAAGGTAATTTATCAACAGGCAGAGGCCCGATTACAGTCAGCTCGGTTATTCCTACAGGTGCTGTACCATCGCAGGTAGTTCCTAAATTTGATAATAAATTTACCAGCGATATAGAATCAGAAATAATCAACCTCTGTTTCCTAAATCAAACTTTTGGTATAAGATATGTAAGAACAACCAATTCTTGGGCGATAGTAACAGCTAGTAACATAGATCAAACTAGTAATTTTAATCTAGGTCAAGCAGGCGATTCTACCAACAAGAGCCTAGATGCTTCTTGGTTGATAGCATTTATTTTTGATGGTGAAACTTACAAAGTAAGACTGAGAGGAACAGATTATGTTTTCACCAGTGTTGAACAAAATAGATTTTATTTTGATAAGAATCAAAAAATCTATGATAGCAAAACAAGAACAGTTATCAAAGATGCTGTCAAGGTATTATCAGTAAACACAGCACCGGTGGCATTGAATGTAGGATCATTAGAAGTGGCTAATGCTATCCTAGCTTTAAAGACTAATAAACCTCAGTTTACTCTTGCTGATGTATTATCTATAGTTGATTCTAAACAGACTATCAAAGAAGACGTTTCATTTACTGTTTCGGATAGTGTGCGCTATGATGATGGATATCAAGCCAATGACTCGATCAAGATCAGTTTTATTGATTCTAACGATGACGGAGTCATAGATAATCCTGATGCTTTTGATGAAATAGTGGGAACCAATAATACTACCAAATATGTATTCTTTAAAGAGGATGTTGATGAATTTGGTGCTAAAACTTACGTGTTTGTGCCAAACAAGAACGATTACATATTGGTACGAGACAAAGAAGCTAATACAGCAGTAAATGATTATGCTCACAATCAATTGATATATTTTTATGATCAGTTAGAAAATTTTGTCAAGCGAGTAGATTTGGTAACCAATACCTTTATTTTAGAACCTTCGTATGTGGGATATGTAGGACGCAGCGATTTAAAGTTCCAGTATATTCACACTTCTGGTGAAGGAAGAAGAATAGATCCTTCTGTGACCAATATCATTGATGTTTATCTATTGACAAGAAATTACGACAACAACTATAGACTTTGGTTGAAAGGTGCTATCGCTACAGAGCCACAAGCACCGACCGCAGAAGCTTTAAGAGTAGAATTTGGTAATAATCTAGCTCCTATCAAGGCTATCAGTGACGAAATAGTATATCATCCTGTGAGCTATTTTCCGTTATTTGGATCTAAGGCAAGAGCAGAATTCCAAGCAAGGATTAAGGTTGTAAAAAATCCTAACAGAAGTATCAACGATAATGATCTTAAAGTTAGAATTGTCAATGCTATTTCTGATTTCTTTGATGTACAGAATTTTGATTTTGGTGATAGATTCCACGCAAGTGAGTTAATCACATATGTGGTTAAAGAAAATTCACCAGACATCAGCAACATGGTAATAGTTCCTGTACAAACAACGCAGGCATTTGGCAGTCTTTTAGAAATACAAAGTAAACCCGATGAACTGTTAGTCAGTGCTGTAACTGTGGATACCATTGATATACTAACTAATATAACAGCTTCAGATCTTAAACTTACAACGTCGTCGATCGTAACTAGCACGAGCATTTAATAATGGATAAAAAAGTTTTTAAACAAAGTGGTTTACCTCTAAGGAGGACCGTAGAACTATTACCTGAAATTTTTAGGTCTTCGTCTAATGACAAATTTTTGTCAGCTACTTTAGATCCTTTAATACAGCCAGGTACCTTAGATAGATTAAACGGTTACATTGGGCGCAATTATGGTCGCACATATAATACTAGTGACGTTTACTTAGATGTCGCTCAAAGCCTAAGACACGCTTATCAATTTGAACCCGGCGTAGTGATCTACGATGAAAATAAAAAACCTAAAAATCTTTTTGATTATGTAGATCTAAAAAATCAATTAAAATTTTTTAATAACAAAAATGAAAGAGATGATCTAAC